AGCTATACAATAAATATGTATGATATGCCTAGACTGTCGATTTTCAAGCCTGAAAAGGGAAATGATTACAAGTTCTTTGACCGCAACATCAAGGAGATGTTCACGGTGGGAGGCACGGACCTACACTTCCACAAATACCTAGGACCCTATGACCAGGGCGACACCAACAAGGATGGCCCCGCCTCACCCAGTCAACCCAGGGTCACGGGCAGTGATCTAAACGAGACCACAATACAGGATCTGCTGTTCCTAGAGAACCGGGATCGGAAATATTCAAGCGATGTCTACGTGGTGCGCGGGATCTACAACGTGCAGGACGCGGATTTCAACCTATCACAGTTTGGAATGTTCCTGCAGAACGACACACTGTTCCTGACAGTGCATTTGAATGACATAGTGGAGAGGATAGGCAGGAAACCGATGGCAGGAGATGTCATAGAGTTTCCACACATGAAGGAAGATTATTCATTGGACGAATCCATACCCATAGCACTGAAGAGATACTACGTGGTGGAGGATGTGAACAGGGCGGCGGAAGGATTTTCACAGACATGGTGGCCACATCTACTACGATTGAAGATGAAGACACTGGTAGATTCTCAAGAATTCAAGGACATCATCGGCGATGCCACAACGGCAGGATCCATGGCCAGTTACATGAGCACCTACAACAGGGAGAAGACCATAAATGATCAGATAGTTGCGCAGGCGGAACAGGATTCTCCACGTGCAGGATTCAACTACAAACAGTATTACGTTGCTCCGATAGATGAAAGGGGCAACATAAGGACAGACAACGTCAATGACACAGACAGGGTTAGTTCAGACAAGACGGTAAACGCCGTGATAGACACTCCAGCCAGCTCTCACTATGGTTTCTACCTAGATGGCGATGGCGTGGCACCCAACGGTTACCCGGCCGGGTTTGGAATCAGTTTTCCAAACGCCAACGTGGACAAGGGAGATTACTTCCTACGCACAGACTACCTGCCTAACAGGCTGTTCAGATTCGATGGCACCAGATGGGTCAAAGTTGAGGATTCCGTCAGGATAACTACAACCAACAACGATTCAAGAGCAAACTTCAAGACTGGTTTCGTCAACAACACGACCACGGACACCATCAACGGTCTCACAGTTGACCAGAGACAGGCCTTGACCGACGCGCTTAAACCAAAGGCTGACAATTAATGTTACACTTCTACGAAGGCCAAGTCAGGAAATTTTTAACTCAGTTCATTAGGATCCTGAGCAACTTCTCTGTGGAGACTGGCAAGGGAGCAGATGGCTCTGTGCAGTTGAGGGCGGTGCCTGTCACATACGGAGACCCAACGAGGCAGGTTGCCAACATAATCAGGAACAATTCAGAGAACGCCCTGCAGTACGCACCGAGGATCGCCTGTTATGTGAGGGAATTGAACTACGACAGGGACAGGATGCAGAATCCCTACCACATAGAGAAACAGCATCTCAGGGAACGTGATTACAATGAGAGCACAGGCGAGTACACCAACCAACTGGGTGCCGGGTACACTGTCGAGAAAGTGATGCCATCACCTTTCAGGCTAGAAGTCACAGCGGACATATGGAGTTCAAACACAGATCAGAAATTGCAAATAATGGAACAGATTCTATACCTTTTCAACCCAGACTTCGAGATACAGAAGTCCGATAACTACATAGACTGGACCAGTCTGAGTTACGTGGAGTTGACGGGCACAACGTTCAGTTCCAGGACCATACCAGTGGGCGCGGATTCAGAGATAGACGTGGCCACACTGACATTCAGTATGCCCATATGGCTATCTCCGCCAGTCAAGGTCAAGAAGCTGGGTGTGGTACAGAAGATCATTATGAGCATTTACGATGATGATGGGGGTATAGCCAAAGGATTAATTGACGGCGAACTGATGTCGAGGAGTTACGTGACACCAAACAACTTTGGATTATTGGTCACAGGCAATCAACTGAGATTGTTGGGCACCACAGGGGTCAATGTCAGTTCAGGTGGCGACGGGTTCCACACAGGTGCCAATGAACCATCAAACTATGATCCTTTCGAGACTTTCGGTCCCGCAGTTAACTGGAAGTTACTGCTTGATCAGTATGGCAAGGTAACAAACGGCACATCACAGATAAGATTGAAACAACCAAACGGAAATGAGGTAGTAGGCACGATAGCCACAACCACACTTGATGACACGATATTACTGTACAGCATAGATTCAGACACGATACCGTCAAACTCACTGACCGCTGTGAAGAAGATAATAAATCCAGCAACGTTCGATCCCGGCACGCCCGTAGATGGTGACAGGTATCTCGTTATCAATGACGTTGGTGACAGCACTGCCAGTTTCCAGAGTCAGACCTGGGGCACGCTGGTAGCAGGTGTTGGTGACATCATAGAGTACAATGGGACGACAGGCAAATGGAACGTGGCTTTCGACGCATCAAATCCTGATTCCACACAGCACTACGTGACCAACCTCAACACAGGAATTCAATACAGATTCAATGGCACGGAATGGGTGAAATCCTACGAGGGTGTATACACCGCTGGTAATTGGAGCATTGTTTTGGATGGTGGGTACAGCCAGAGTGACGATGCTGACAACAACGACGCACAGACACCTTGATAAACTACGCATAAGTTGTTATAATAAGATATGAAAGAAAACATAGTCTGTTCTGGTGCACTGTTCTACAGCACAGCAACCAAGCGTTTCCTGTTCCTACAACGCACAGATAAGAAGACCGCGGGATTGTGGGGTCTTGTGGGTGGACAGGCCAAGTACACAGAATCGGCATTCGAGGGATTGAAACGTGAGATCCAAGAGGAAGTGGGCGACACCCCTAAATTTAAGAAAGTGATACCCCTGGAGATGTTCACAAGTAACGATCAGAAGTTCTTTTTCCACACCTACCTCATAGCCATAGACTCTGAATTTATGCCCAACCTAAACAAGGAACACTCCGGCTACTGCTGGTGTGCTTTCGAGTGCTGGCCCAAGAATCTACACATGGGACTGCGGAACACCCTCAATAATAAATCGATAAAAGGTAAGTTACAGACTATATTGGATCTTATAGTCTAATCGTTCTTGATGTAAGATTTGCCTGTGAGTTTCTCAATGTCTCGAATCATTTCTTCCATGTTGATCCTCACGGTTTTGCCAGTTTTGACATTCTTAGAATAGTATTCCCACTCGCCCTGGTCGTTGTGTGGTGATATCTTGGTAACGTTGCCAGCCTCATCTCGAACGAACACCTCGGCGCTGGAAGACTCGTCCTTGGCGTATATGTGGGCCTTGTCTGCCACTGTGCTAGGATCTGATCCCACAGTGAGTGCGATAGGACTGTCAAATGTCTTTGCTCCGGTTATTGTTTGTTCTGTCGATACCAACACAGTGTCCGCGGTCGAGGCACCCGCCGATCCCCTCAGCATGTGTACCCTGTATCCATTGACAATCGTACTGGCACCTGATGTGGACGCCGCCTGCACTGTCACGGTCGTGCCGCTCAGTGACGCAGTGAATGTCAGTTGGTCTGTGCCCTTGGTGTTGACTATAGGTCCTTGGGTGACGTAGGCCTCATCATTTGCGACCACCATTACCTCCTGTATGGATGCCGTCCCTTCCGTGCTGTTGTATCCGGTGAACACGTAGAACGCGCCCGTGTAGGCAGTTGTGGCGAAACTATCCACGGTAGTCGCTCCCGAGTCCACCGTCGTGGCCTCCACCACGTTGACGTTGTCCCCCGTCGATGCGGATTCGTCATCCGCTAGCAGTATCCTGTAAACCGTGACCTTACAGTCGGGTGCCTGAGCTGACGCTTTCAGTATGACTTCCGTGGAATCTATCTCTGTGGTCAGGGTGATAAGGTCATTGTTGCCGGTGTTTACGTTACCGTATTGTGTGATGTAGGCGTTTGAACCGTCGTGGACCACCAACGCTTCCGTGTTGGACAGTTCTCCCGTCGTGGTGTTGTTGACTGATATGTAGTACTTGGCACCCCTTGCTGATGCCAGGGTGAATCCATCTATTTTCTCTGCGGCAGAGTCAACGTCTAGATTTTTGTTTACGGTCACGTTACCCGTGGTGGTTGCCGTGGTGTTGTCGCCTAGCGCTATCCTGTAGAAGCTCACAGAGTTCACTACGGATCCACCCGTTCCTAACAATCTCACATTGCCACCCGCCACGTCCGCCTGCGCGGTTAGGTACGCGTTGGTGGGATCTGATTCTGTTATGTGTGAGGTCGCCACGAATGCCGTGGTATCATTGTGCACCAGGCTGTGCTTGGCGGTCGAGACTTCGTCGTTGATCTCGTCCCTGGTCACACTCAGGTACCATGCTGAGTCAAAACTGCCGATCACGAACTGATCTATCACGCTCTGCGTGGTGCTGATCGCGGTGGCCGACCCTGTTGATGTGTCATTGGTGTTCTCAGCGGTCGCAGTGGTGGCACCTAGTTGTGCCCATCCGCCCGCCGTGGTGTAGCCCTCGATGGTGTCTGTGCTTGAGTTATATCTTATCTCACCAACGGATCCCGAAGGTCTCTGTGCCGTGGTACCATTTGGAAGCCTTATGGCGTTGGTTGTCGCGGAGGCGTCCAACGCCGTGGTGGCGTTCATGGTGATTATTGTGCCACCGTCCGCCGCTATGGTTATCGCTCCCGTGCCTGAGTCTGTAACGGTTACGTTTGAATCACCCTCGGATATCGCCGAAGTTGATATCTGGTCCACATATGCCTTGATGGCCTTGGCCGATGCTAGGGTGTCATCACTTGCCGATACACTCGAGAGATCTGTGTCCAGCACACCGGCTTTAAGGTCCGCAACGTCTATGTTTGATATTGAGTTGCCTGTGCCCTCCACGTCAAAGGTCTTGTTGGTTAATGTGTCTGAGCTGGTTGCTGTTATGAATGATGTAAGGTCTGGACCTGTTATGGTAAGAGTGTCACCACTCACTGCTGTGGTGATGTTGGTTCCGCCCGCTATCTTGAAAGTCTCACCCGTGCCTAAAACAGCACCTGTTGAGTCATCGCCCACCAACTGTATGTTGGTGTCAACGTTGATGCCCGTCAGGTTAGAGCCGTCACCAGCGAACGCTGTGGCTGTTACTGTTCCTGCTACTTGTAATGCTGTTGTTGGTTCTGAAGTACCAATACCTACACGACTATTCGTGACATCGAGGTACAGTAGGTTTGTTTCAAACGCAAGGTCGACGCCATTCCTGGTGAGGTTTGACTTTAGTACCGACCCTGATATACGACCTATGGCCATACTGAGGTACTCCTTATAAAAATGTTAGTGTGGCAAACGCCACGCACGGTCTCCCTATCATTGCCGACCGACAGCAGTATGGGTATTTATGCGCCTAAAAAAAAAGGCGATCCGAAGACCGCCTTTTGATTCTACTAAAAAGTATGGGTATTTACTAGTGACTGACCCTAACAGCCGCTAAAACTGAACCCTGTCCAGTCTCGGTCTTGCTGGTAAGAGCCCTACCGATCACGTTGAATGGCGTGCATTCCGCTTTGGTGGCCGCCTTGGCATAACCCGGAACAGATGCAGATATCAATCTGTCACCCTTGTTCACTGTGCCGATGACTTTGACGTTCACCCTACCCGTCATCGCGATGTATGGGTGTGTTTCGTCGTTACCCGCACCACCGTTCATCTTGAACGCCGCTTGTTGTAAACTAGATACCACACCAAACACTTCGTCTGATCCTTCCTCGTTCACTTGCGTTATCTCTTCCGCTCCGCCCAGTGCCACGACCGTGCCTGGCTCGTAGGCGGTGTCCGCCGCGAACCTTTCAGCGACGTCGGAATACTCCGCCGCTGTCGCTGTGCCCGTTAAGTTGGCCTCCACCGTGCTGGCCTTGATGTCAGCCAGGGTGAATGATCCTGTGTTGGGAGTCTGCGAGCCCTCCTCGTGGACCGATCCCAAGAACGTGAATACGCCACCTAGGTTGGTCGTTGATCCTGTTGCGTTGGTGGCCTCGTCCCATACCATGTACAGGTCCAGCTCCGTGGCACTTGATCCCGTACCCCTGTGTAGGTGTATGCCCGAGAACCTCGGCATGTTGGCCGCCGATGAGATGCCCGAGTTCAAGCCGATGATGGCGTCCTCAACGTTCAAGTTCTGTGTGTCAACGATGGTCTCCGTACCATTGACCGTCAAGTTACCTGATATTGTTGTGTTACCTCCAACCTGGAAGTTGTTTGTGACTGTAGTCGTTCCTGTGGCAGTGATATCCAGCGTGCCACTTGATGATATAGTGAGGTTGGTTCCGTCGCCCTCGATCTTCTCACCGTCATCACCGAACGTCAATCCAACGTTGGCCGGTACGTTGACGTCAGCGCCCGCTGACAGCGTGATGTCTCCTGACGCTGTGATGGTCGTGGCCGCCGCCGATTGTAGTAATGTTGTACCGCCGTCGATCGATGTTGTGACCGTTCCCGTTCCTGAGTCGGCGACAGTTACGCTACTGTTACCCTCTGTGATCGCCGTGCTGGAGATCGCGCCTATCTGGTCGTCTACGTATTTCTTGTTGGCCACGTCACCGTCAGCACTTGGTGCCGCGGTCGCTAGACCCGTTATGGTGTTCGCCGTCGCTGATATCACAATATCACCAACGCTTATACCGTTGTTTACTCTGAAGTTTCTTGTTGTCATGGTTCACTGTCCCTCATGATTGTTGTGTTAATGTAACGTCCGGTCGTAAAAAAACGCCCTGACAATGGTATTTACCATCAGGGCGTTCTGAATTATCGTTAGGGTTCTAGTTTTGCTTTAGATCGCCGCCAGTGAGTACTGCACCTTGGCCTCTGTTGTGCCGCCTGTGCTGACTGCTTTGACTTCGATCGTGCCGCCGTTGTAGTTGGCGGTCAGTGTGCCCAGGTCACTGGCACCAGTGTTGGTGATACCAAAAACCGAGATGAACGCAGTCGAACCGTCGTGTGTGACGATGGCCTTCATGGCGCTGTATTCAGTGTTGGCAGTGTCCTGCATCTGTACGAACAACTCCGCCGATCTGTACGTGGCACCATTGAACGTCATGATGTTGGTGGCGCTCGAAGTGAAGTTGACCGCCGTGGTCTCTGATCTGGCGATACCTCCAGTTACAAGCGCAGTCCCATCAGCACCCGTGATGGCGAATATCCTCGCTCCCGAGTGTGGCGCACTGGTGAACTGTATGTCCGTGCCCGAAACGGTGTAGTTTTCAGTTGGTTCCTGGTACACGTTGTCGATGTACACGAACACGTTGTTGGCAGATTCTGGAGCAACGCTGAAGAATCCCGAGAACGTGGTCGTCGAACCGTCTCCCGTCGTGGTCTCCTTGGTGAAGGTGGGTGCGTCACCGGCAATCGCGAAGTTGACGTATGTGGAACCATCCTGGCATCCCTCGTACTGTCCAGTCTGAGAGTTGAACCTGATGATACCTGCCGAGGCAGTTGGTCTGGCCGCAGTGTTGCCCTGTGGCAGTAGAACGGCATCCGTTTTAGAACCGATGTCCAGGCTGTAGGCCGGTGTTCCTGTTCCGATACCTATCCTGTCGTTGCCCGCGTCTCCGAACAGTAGGTTGGCGTCGTTGTCACCCTCGAACCTGAAGTCCAGGT